ATGACTACGACTCAATAAACGAGTTACTAACCTGGGCTAAAGAAACGCTCAATAATAAGAGATACCCGACTGGGGAATTCCAGTTAGATAAATGCGCCAAAATTCTCGATTGCGGGAAGTACCTTGATTCGATGATAGCGGTGATTTCAAGGAATTGGGAGAACCCTACGTTTTATCCGACTGTAGACCAGTTGAGAACATTTAGAGAAAAGATAGAGAAAGGAAAATAATATGACTTATTTATGTGTTGACAAAGATGGGACTGAACGTATTATTGAATGTGAAGTCTATTGTGAAAGAGGAGGAGACGAAGAACCCTATAGAGACGAAGAATGTTGGGACTATGATCCGCATAATGATGTATGCATCGAACTCCCCAAAGGTACAATAAAGAAAATCCTTGGACGAGAACTAACATGGGAGGATAAACCTGTTGAATTGAAATAGAGAAGGCAGCCGAATAAGCTGCCTTTTTGTATTTTAGTCCCTGTTTTAGTACTCTTATTTTGTAATTTATTGATTTTTAGAGTTGTTGGTAGTGGGTACGAGAAGCCTAATGTAAAGTAGTAAAAGTAAATGCCAGTTATTATGGGATTATATATGCCTTATATGAATATGTTATAGATATTATAGGCTAGTATCGGTAATTAAAAAGTCCCTGATTTGGTCCCCGTTTTTTGTGCCGGGGACTATTTTTTATTGAATAAATCCATCGCATCTTTCTTAGCTTTGTCCGCAATGGCTATGTATGGCTTCATCGTTCGGTAATCTTCATGTCCAGTCCATTTCATTACAATTTCAGGGGCAATACCTAACATGATGGCATTGCTTATAAAAGTCCTTCTTCCGCAGTGTGTAGTCAGAAGCTCGTATTTCTTATAAGTTTCATCATATCGTTCCCCTCCTTTATAATAAGTGATAGATACAGGCTCATCTATGCCGCATAATTCTCCTAACTCTTTAAGACCGTCATTCATCTTTTGGTTAGATATAACAGGGAGAGCTAAATTATCTTCGTATGTCTCGTCTTTATATTTCTCTAATATTGCTTTTGAATAGTCGTTTAATTCGATCCTTAATGTCTCATAAGTCTTGATAGTCGTTACCTGTATGTGATCTTCAAATACGTTTGTCCTTTTAAGATTTGCAACGTCTGAATATCTCAATGAAGTAAAACAGCAGAAACAAAATACGTCTTTCACTTTTTCTAGGTGAGAACAAGTTATAGGAGCCTTGAAATTATATACCGTCATCAATTCTTCCCATGTAAGGTAAACTATTGTATTCTTAACCTCCTTCAATTTGGGCTGAAAGGTCGTAAAAGCCATTTCTTTGTTATATCCTTTATTGGTAGCCCACCGGAGAAACCATTTTAAATTGTCTAGGTTCTTTCTTATACTGGAATTCTTTAATCCCTTTTTCTTTGAATTGACTTGTATAGTTTGCAGGTAATCAACAAATTTGGAAAGCCCTTTCTGGGTTAAATCCTCAAACTCTAATTTAGGAGCAAACTCTTTCAGTCTACGTTGTATTGTTCTATGCTCTTTGTATGTGGATTCACTCCATTGGCTTTCGTGACCTTGTTCTATCATAAACTCTATATGATATTCAAAAATAGTCCGTTCCGGCTTCACTTTTTTGCCAAGCCTTTGGTTAAACTCATTCTTAAATTCTTCAGGACTTGGAGATATGTTTTGCTGTTCGAAATAAAAAAAGACTGTATCGCATATATCTTGATATTTTTGAATATCCCTATTAATAATAGAGGAATGCGTTTTCTTGATTCCATGGGTTGTGTTATTCTTGCATCGCTGTGCATCTGGTATCCATTTGTCTATGTCTATACGATGCCCGACGTTAAATGCAACCGTATTTCCGTCCCACTTTATCCTGTAGCGAATTTTTGCATCCAGTTTGTCTTTCTCTTTGTCTAAAAGGAATATGCAGTTTCTTTTTATATTCATAGCTTTTCTATAAAATATCGTCAGTTAGTTTTAATATATAGCATTTTTGTTGATTAATGTGTTCTATTGTTGCTTATTGCGTTTAAATTACGATAATTTGTTACTTTCTCTATTGGTTTTCTTCAACTTTTTTGTAATTTGCCTGTTCTATTATTTTACAAATAAAACATAACCTAAACCTAATATACTACTGCCTATTGAGCATATCTTTTAAAACACATATTAAATCATCCTTAGACTTTATTGTAGCGTCTTTTTCAGATATAATTCTTTCTAAATCCTGAATACGCTGTTGTAGCCTATCGAGCTCACCCGAGTTTGATTTGTCGCTTGGGTCTAGTCGCTGTATTTCAACTTCACCGGTGGACTTAATAATTTTTTGTGTACCGGATTCGGGCATAGTTACGTTAACCGTATTTCCAGAATTATTCATAGTGTTTTTGCTGTTGTCTATAGAATTGCTATTGCCAATAATGGAATCGGATAAATTTCCATTATTGATATTATAATCGCCATTAACTATAGTGCCATGTCCTGTCATAAGCCAGTCGGAGTTTACTTCGGGGAATGCTTCGATAACTTTATTTAATACGTTCATTCCATTATCACGGGATACCCAATTGTTAACTGTCTGTGGGCTTTCTCCAACTTTTCTTGCAAAATCTGCTTTAGATTTGCAAAATTGAGAAATTATCATTTTAATTCTTTCTCCATTATTTTTCATATAAACAAAAATGTTTATCTTTGCGCTGTAACAAGTTGCAGATGTTACAGAGACAAAGTGGTTAAACTTCCTCAATTAGAGGTTTAATATATGGTATCCGTAGTAGCTGCAACCTATTGCGGATATTTTTTTTCAATTAATAACTGCTAATCCAAAGTAATATGTTTGACTTTAAAAAGGATTATTATAAATATCCATTCTTATTATCATTATCAATACCTGCTATCTATCTGGTAATAGGATTAATAGCTTGGTGTTTGCCTTTGATTGTGATATCGTTAGTAGTTATTGCTATATGGTTATTAATCATGTATTTTGTCTCTGATTAATTTGATACATTTATCTATTGATGGAGATCTATATTTTATTTTTTCTAATTCGATAATTATACATTCTCCCCAATCTTTGTACACATGAAGGTAATCTTTTATCACTTCATATATTAACTCTGCTTTTTCTTCAGAGAAATGTAGATTTATAGCGGCTACTGATGTTTTAAGTGATGTAATAAATTTATCGTAATCTACGGAAGTATTTGTCATACCTCTATATCCTTCATAGAACATGCTTTCAGCAATGGCGTGATTGTTTTCATTAGAAATCTCTTCTATTTTCTTGTTTATCATTTTGATTTGAAGAAAATAGCTTCCTCCTACAAATGCTAATAATACAGTAGTTAACAAAGAGAGAATGCCGATTAGTATTCCTTGGTAATCAAAGCCTAATTCTGGCTTGTTCGGGTTTGCTGCACATATTGCAATAATGCTTATCACAAGGGCAACAACACTAAATCCTAAAGCTATGTTCTGTTTCATAATATAATAATGTGTAATCCACTCTCAATAGTTAAATAATGTTTATTACACATATTTTGTTTAATGTGAATTGTGTATTAAACAAAATGTGTGTATATTTGCATCATCGAAACGTTACAAAGATACGCAACTTTGAAATGATTCGCAATAGTACATTTATATTAAAATTAAAAAGATACGATTATGAACGCATTTACATTTTTGACAGAAACCGGAAAATTCAATAACAGTGAGATAATGAAACACGCTCACATCTTGAAGGCGTATCGTCGTATCTCTTTGAGTGAAGCTTTGAAAAAGGCTTGGTTTCTGGCAAAGAGACAGCAAAAAGAATACAGAGAGGTTGAAGAGGAAAAGAAGTCTTTCAAGCCGGTGTTCAATGCAAGCAAGGGAAATGTATTGAAAGCGTTCTTTGCCGATAAATATACTAACTATGATAGCTCTTGGAGGTAATTATGAGTACAGAACAGATTAATGAGAAATTGGCTTTCCTTCATCAATACGTGAAGGATCTGGAGAAGAGAGATGAAAAGACCGTTCAGTTATTGACTGCCTTTAATAAGCCAAAGAAATGGATTATGAATTACCTTTTCAATTTGATAAGTGAATACGAAGCTCTGTTAGGTTAGAATCTACGAAAGAAGCGAGCGAAACGCTTTCGAGCACAACGGTAAACCGATGAATCCTAATTCGGGATGGGAGGCTTAACCCTCAAAAATGAAGCCGTGTTCAGGGCACGTTAAAGTAGCCTGCGCAGATAAGCAGTATAGCCGATGCGGAGTATAGCGTAATAGCCAACCAGCGATGATATGAGCGGAAGGAAGCAACGTGAGTAAGTAATATATCGAAAAAAATCAGTCTGAAAAACATCGTCTTTATCAGTAAGAAAACGGGGTTAGGCGTCCGTACGCTGATTACAATATAGCCCTACTGACGGATTGAACGGCAGCCGATAGCGAGAATCGGGTAGGGCACAACCACTTTAAATTTATAAAAATGAAAGAAATTATAGCCAAATTGGTAGAAACAACCAATTACCAAAGATTTTATGAGTTATCTGAACCAATTTATAAGGGTAGAAGATTCGGTAGTGATGTCGATATTATACGAGAACTTGAAGAATGCAAGGAAAGGATGGATCCAGAATACAAACGTATTATTCGTACAGATGGGTGCCATATTATTTGCGTTTCAGATGCATTCACTCATATTGAAAGGCTTGTATTTGTTGGCGAAAAGTTTACGTCAGGATATGGTAGCATTGGCATTCATATAGACGGTTCCCATACCATTAGGATACATGGCGGTGGTGAAAGATATGTCTATCCAGATGAAGTGTATTTAAGGCATTTGGGGATAATCAATGGTGTAAAAATCAATATTGAAAAATAATTCCATAGACAAATTTTTGTTTTGTAATTTTTATTTTGTGTTTGTGTTGTATAGTGTACGGTCTGTGAAGATAGTGCACTTTTTAATAAGGATGGTTAGCTTATCGGTTAGAGCTTAGTGTTGCGTAACCAATTATCACGATTGAGAGAGGTTCGATTCCTCTACCATCCACAATAATAATCAAATAATTAATCTTATGAAACGTACTCCACTATTAGCAATTTGGGCAATATCGTTCGCATTAACAATATTGCTTGCAAACGAAATGAATATTGTATTCTGGCTTTCGTTTGCTGTATTTGCATTATGTTCCATATACATGGAAAAGCACCAAAAAAGACTAAAAAGAGAGAGTGATAGAAGAAAAGTGATATAGGTATGCGGTTCGGGAGAATAGCTGTTTTATGTGTGAAAATTCGTGTCGATTAAGTCCTGTATCTGATGTGATACAGGCAAACGGGCAATTAGTTTAATGGTTAGAACGCACTCGCACGGGTGAGAAAAAGGTTCGATACCTTTATTGTCCACAAATAAATATAAATAAAAATATTATGGAAAAAGAAATTATAGTTGACGAAAAATATCGAACAACTAAGTTATTCGATATGATGAAAGTGGGAGATATTTATAAAGTGCCTTTTGACGAATCACGGCACACCGGTATTAAATCGGAAGCTGTTAGGCGAAATCGGGAAGCCAGGCTGGTCAATAAATTAAAAGCCAACATGGATCTGATGTTCCGGGTTTCAAAAACAGAGCATCCGGGATATACTTCTATTATTCGATTGAAGTAATTTTAAAGTTTAACGGTTATGCAAAGAATATTGACTGAACTTACTCCAGAGTGTGAACTTACTACTCAAATGTACATTTCAGGACTGGAGAAAGAAGAAATTGCTGAAATAAAGTGTAGAGCATCTAGCACTATTAATAATCAGTTACAGAAAGCTTTTCAAATTCTTCGAGTTAAAAACGGCCGTGAGCTGTGCCGTAAATTTTATGAAAGACTTTCTGGTATAGAGTTTTCTTTTGATTTTTCACCTGTAGTTCGTGCGTCTGCCGCTTGGGTGTTTATTGGTATATTTTCCTTCTCGCTTTTACATGAACAAGGTGATATAAGGAGGGGAAGAAGAACCAGAATAGAAACCATTGTAAGAGTAAGGAGGATTTAACAATGATTGGAGTAGAAAGAATATTGGATGATACCCCTCTGTTTAAATTAACAGTTGGAGAATTTAAAAAATTATTTGAAAGCTTAGTTCCAAAGCCCCAAATAGTTGAAGAGGAAGAGTATGTATATGGATATAAAGGACTCGCTTCTTTATTAGACTGCTCTATTTGTAAAGCTAAAAATCTCAAATTGAGTGGTAAAATAGACAAAGCTATAATTCAAGAAGGCCGTACAATAATGATTGACAAGAAAAAGGTTTTTAAAATTGGCGTAATGGTGT